GTCGATTAATCTTACGATCTGAAATATCAGAGAACTGATAGGCGCTTGTATCGGTACGCCCTTTAGACACAGGTGCTACGTAGTTGTTCATACTGGAGTGCCTCTCTTGGTCAGGGAATGTTATCTTTTCGCAGGAGAAACAGAAGGTCCTGATGGACACATCCCCGTTTGATAACTGATCTTCATAGATTGCATTGGCATCACTGCTTCCACATGATTCACATGGTGAGTGTCTGATGAACTTCGAGTGTGTGACTTCAGAAATTTTAGACATAATTTGAACTACTCAAAGAATCGATGTTCATGGTTGATCTCGATGTCATGGTATTCTCTGTATGTATGCAGAAGATTATTCTTGAATGTGTTGAATTCTCTGGGGGATGCGTACCACTCCAGAACTCTGAGCATGGCATCATGTGTCTCGGGATCAACCATGAATGACTTGTTCTTAGCATCAATCTCAAGAGTATGCTTGATGTTCTCAACAAGAATACGATCACATGTTTCAAAGTCAATCAGGACTTTTAGCCCTTCTTCTTCTTGGTTACTCATCTTAATACTACTCCTTTGTTGTATGAGTGGTGGTGGTGGACGCTAGTGGACTCGAACCACTGACCCACAGCTTAGAAGGCTGTTGCTCTATCCGGCTGAGCTAAGCGTCCATGATCCAATCCGGATATTCCCTGTTGGTATAGGCATGCAGATGCTTCTTACCATGGATGTAATAGGAACGATAAGCCTTAACCGTGTCTTCATCATGGTATTCAGATGGCATGCACTGGGGTGGATCCCTGAGCCATGGTTCCTCTTGAATACCCGGTGGTACGTGGGAGAGATACTGGTCAAGCTTGGTATATGACAGGTGATCCTTCCCATACCTATGCTTGAACTCCATGTTGAGTTCCATGAACAGACCATATAACCACTCGTAATGTGCCTTAGACTCCCGTGCCCAGATGGCACTTGGATGATTCCGGTGTGTCATCCGGTAGACCGAGAATACAAACGGGGAATCACAAAGGTGATGTGCTGTGGAGAGAAGCTGTGCAGTCTCCAGTACCATCTTGGATGCATGCTTGTCAACATGGTATCTGGCACAGGTATTCGGATCTCTGTCAAGAAAGAAGATGTTCATAATGGTGCCTCTCTGGCGGGGAAGGCCGGACCTTACCGGGAAAAACCCGGGGATGTCAAGCGTGTTTCGGGGGTTGACAGGGTTGGTTTCGTGTGGTAGGTTGGGGTTGGAGGCCGGGAGAAGCCTAGGTTATTCCTAGGTTCCTAGCTAAGTCTTAGCTCTGTCTTAGCTCTGTCTTAGCTCTGTCTTAGCTCTGTCTTAGCTCTGTCTTAGCTCTGTCTTAGCTCTGTCTTTATTATCCTTGTTATCCTAGCTCTGTCCTAGCTAAGTCTTAGCTCTGTCTTTATTATCCTTGTTATCCTAGCCAAGATCCTCATGGATACCCTGTAAACTAGGACACTGTTCATAGAGAATTCTCTGACACTCCAAAGCTACCTCCCGGTGTTCTCTCTGTGTCTCTGGTCCTGTTCTAAGATTGACATAATGAATCCAACTACGTATGCTCCCATGCATATACAGGCTTGTCTTGATAAGACCCTCCGGTAATACTGCCCGGGCTTGTTCCTTGGCAATACCCTGATCAAGAGCCCATGTATATGCTTTGGTCGTTGTCTCGATTACATCGTATTGCAGAGACTCCCACTTTTGATTCATGTTGAAATGTTCAAGATTATCAGGATCAGGGAGTACAGAAGATTGCCTGTTGTTTATATCTTGAAATCTCATGTCTCTCTTGGTCCACCCAAGGTCATCAACACGGGCATACCGCTGAGAATATTCCTGAAATGAAAAGGACCTATGCCTGAGTATCTGTCTTGATATGTCTCTGGTTGTCTCAATATGGAGACACATGGAGATCATCTCGAATGGAGACCAATGTTCATGTTCATAGAGATACTTGAAAAGTCTCGGATTGTTCTTGGTCTGCCCTGATGGATTGGAGACACGGGCATAATAAAGAATGGATTCCTCCGGTGTCATTCCGGGGATCGTGGATATATGGGATAAAGAAACTTTACTCATTTGTGGTTGTCTTCCTTTTAACTATGAAACACATGGTTAATACCGAAGTGTTTAACAAGATTGCAGCATGAGGTGCATGGCCGGGAGCCTGCCAATGTACCATCCTTGGTAATCCTGATTACATACAGATCACATTCTGAAAGAATTTCGGAGCCATGCTTGTTGATTGTCTTAATGATGGCGTCAGTCTCAGCATGCAGGAATATTCTCTGGGGCCTTCCGGCATCGATGGAAAACTTGGCCTGCATTGGATGTGACTTAAGCTTGTTCCAACCAGTGGCAAGAATTCTATGACCACGGGGCATGATAATGGCAGCAGCATGGCGGGATGATCTGATGCGCCCCGACTTATCAACGGCAACCTCGACAAGCCGATTGATGAACCGATTGGTTGTCTCTGTTTCGAGTAGGTGAAAGGGCATGATTTTTGACCGTAGAGTGGCCTCTGGGGTATCTCAGGTAGGGGGATACCTGAGATAACCCCAGAGGGCATCAGGTGAGCTTCCTAGGTGGTTTCTTGGGCCTGTTCTGCGAGGAACTGATGTAGCTCCTTGATAAATTGGAGAACCTCTTCGGTTGTAAGGTCCTCATATGGGGTTGCTGAGACTTTCTCGATATAGTCCCGGAGCAACCAATCAGCATTTATTGACATGTCAGACGTTCCTTACGATCCAATAAAGACAACAAATCCAGATGATAAATATGACGATGCTCATGCTGCCTCAGCGACAAGCTGGGACCACGCCTTGGAATTGAGCCATGACATGACCTTGTCATTGCGCTTGTGAAGGCGCTCCGTGGTGGTGTCATTATCATTTGCCATGCGATTTAGTGAGAATTGTGCTGAATCATGGGATGCATAGTAGGTCATGGCGCTATACATGGCCCACACATTATGACCCCGTGTATCAGCTTCTGTAATGTACTGACTCAACAGATTGTCTCCCATCTTATTGTAAGGTAGGTTGATGTTTTTCTTCGTGTTCTCATTTGGGAACAGGGTTTCAATGAAGCGATGCACAGACTGATTCTTGAGTTCCTTGCTGGCCCATGTCTGGTACAGTTCCATCTTGTTTGTGTATTGTTCCAACGCCTTAATGAACAGACCATCAAAGCTTGGAATTTCATTGCTCCCCTTGTGAACCTTCTTGAACACGTCATAAGAGCCATGGACCATTCCATTCGTGCAGAAAAAGTCGATAGCACCAAGTAGAATCTTGACCGAGCCTGAACCATCAAAAGAATTGTCAATGATGATCCGAAAACCTACGTCAGTTTTATGCCGTGATGTCGTGATCGATCGGGAGATTTCCGGGAACCTGATATCCCTGAATGTGCGGGCATAACCACGGGATGCCTTATCAATGATCTGCATAGTGTCAATTGCAGAGCTATTTAGGTTGGTATGGATTGCATGGTCAACCCGTTCGAATAGTTCGGCATTCGTAATAACCCGGTAATTGTCCCCGACAATGCCGAGGACATTCCCATTTGGATGCACGATTGCTCGGTGTCCCTTGATGGGAGAGCCATTGGTAAGCGAGATGTTGCTCATGATCGGGGTGAAGTTAAGGTCGATATTGGACATTGGATTATTCTCCGAAGCGTTCGATGAGACGATGGGTTGGTGTATAAGATTCATATCGGGAGGATTCAATGATTACCTCTTGATTACATTGGTGGCAATGATAATGCTCATTACCTCCCATGTAGAACGTATATTCCAGAGGGCACGTCTTGGTATTCCTCTCACACTTTGACATTTTCTTCTCCAAAAAGCTTGGCAATTGTTGCGGGATGACCATAGAACGACCAGCGATCCATGAAGCAGGAACCTTTCCAATCCCATACATTGATTGGCTCCTGATCAATATAAAAGCGCCATGAATGACTGACCTTGTCAATGTCATCTACATAATTAGATGGCCCCAATAAAGCTACCATGTCAGACACACTGACGTTTGTAATGGTCCCGACCTTATAGCTAAGACCATCCCAGTTTTCCACACGAATATTCATCTTACTCGCTCCAGTTTTCTGCATGATTGTTGAAGGAAATGATTTCGGCCATTTGCATGGCATCGTCAAAGTTGTCTGTTTCGTATATCTCGTCATTGTCACATTTGACATAATAGGATTTACCATTGTCAAACGAGATAACCAGAACACCGTCCATTTCTACGTAGTTTATCATTTGATTACTCCTGCTTAGTTAGTGCTTGGGATACGAAACATTGGATACAAGCCGAGACCAGCAGGCCCGGCAATCACCACACTTGCCATCTCTTTCGTAAGCACGGCAGACAAAACCATGTGGCTCTTCTTTGTCGTGAACTGTGCTTGTGAATTGATAGGCTTTCAACGGTTTCTGGTCGACCTTGGGCGATGAAACCCTGATGACAAGGTTGTCTGGAAATGCTCCAGTGAAACCATCGATCAGGGCATATTCTTTAGTCGGAAGCCAGAACTTAATGTCCGGCAATTGCTCAGCAATCCAGATCCAATCCCGAAGCATGGCTTCCGACTGAAGATCACCGCTGTCAAATATCCTGAAATATTTATCATCCTCTTCGGCACTTTCAGGAATACGCTTCCGGATTAACTCAATCATAGCGTTGCGCCATCCAATGTTATCCCGGTCATAACCATCGATCCGGTTTTTATGGGACGTTACCACGGATTGATAGAGATAGTTTCCACGAAGTGCATAGCACTTGTGGCATACAGAACCCTTTATTTTAGCTAGTTTAGACCCAGTCTTACAAAGCTTTGCACTGATACCCCATGCATAACCCGGCATCTTGCTTGGCCGGCCTAGATCAGAACCTACAGAAGCCTTAAGGACACTGAGCTTTGTCATTTAATCCTCCATTATACGTGTGACGATCTATCGGAAATCGCCGGATTTCCTGAGCCGAATTTATCCCACGACCCGAACCCGGCGGTCAACAGGTTTTTTTCCCCAAGCTAACCCCCGGAAAACGCTGCGTTTTTTCGCCCCGGTGTGGCCTTTTTGCCACGGTCAAACAAATTTTTCGGCGGCCTCCCGGCGGCCTCCCGGCAGACCAATGAAATAAACAATGATATAACCTAGTGTTGCATAATAATCACAGTCAAGAACAATGTTTATTCATGGTTTGTTCCCATATCCATGATCATTCTTTGTTCTCTTATGTGTGTTCCCGGTTTGTTCACGGTTTGTTCTTTTAGTTTATTCATGGTTTGTTCACGGTTTGTTCTCATATGAGTGTTCACCTTTTGTTCTCTTGGTTTGTTCACGGTTTGTTCACGGTTTGTTCCCGGTTTGTTCCCGGTTTGTTCAAAGTCATGTTCATGTTCAGAGTCATGTTCATGTTCAGAGTCATATAAAGAGAACAAACCGGGAACAAACCTAAGAGAACAAACCGAGAACAAACCGGGAACAAACCTAAGAAAACAAACCGAGAACAAACCGGGAACAAACCTAAGAAAACAAACCGAGAACAAACCGGGAACAAACCTAAGAGAACAAACCGGGAACAAACCTAGAGGAACAAAAGGTAAACAAAAAAAATCCCTTGTTGCCTTATTTTCGCCACAGCACCAGGGTTGAATGTCCCCGTTAGCCGCAATCAAGCAGCGACATCATTGGAGCAAACGCCCATGACTAAGAAAGTCGATATCGTCATCTCGATCCCTCTGGATGCCTTCACTGTCGGGAACGCCCTGCAGCCCGCTGGCAACATCGTCGCCGGCCATTGGCTTAACATTGGCGCATGCCAGCCTAACGTGACAATCAAAGGCCTTCCTAAAGATGCGGATGTTGAGGCGGTGTTTAACGCCTATCGCAAAACCCTAACCCTTCGCAGGGTTACGGAAAGGAAGCCGGACGTTCCCAAGGTTGCAGTGAAGCAGCCGCCGAAGGCCTTCGGCTAATCCACTAGGCAAAGCCCGGATGCCACATGGTGTCCGGGCGATGCTTTACCACCTGGATGCGAATGATTCTTAGTTGCATTCGCAGTGGGACTGGGGGGGAGAAAAAATTGGCCCTGTTCTTTTCTGTAATATACCCACCCAAGAAAAATTCCCAGAAAACAGACTTAGTGTTTCACAACGATACACCCCATCATTCTGGAAACACCCCCCCTTTGTTTTATTTTTAGGGTACCCATACCCCCGTAAAATTTCTGAGAATCAGCCGTGTTATGCTAAGATCAACTCATGGAACTTCTTGATTACATAGGCACTCTATGGCCTGTTGGTCTCTCTTTCATCACGCTTGTCATCGTACTGGCCAAGATGCATTCCGAGATTGACATCTTGAAAGAAAAAGTCAAGACCTTATTTGAACTATTCAATGACTTCCGAACCAAGTAAAACCACCGGCAGAGCCCGTGCCAGAAACCCGAACACCCGGTTTCTTCAGCTTGAATTCAAGTGGATGACCACGGATGAAATCCGTGAACTCATCGGGTATTATTCTCGGATTCATCGGGGAGTATATGCCGAGATGAACCATGGAATCGAGCGTGATAACAAGGATGTCGTCACCGATCCTCACCTGATTGGCAAGTTGAAAAAAGAGTACTACTATCGTATGGCCCATGGTGGTACCACGGTTGCCGAGAAGTACCCGGATATCTTTACGGAAAAGGGACCGAAGAACATCAAGACTCTGAGAAAACAGGATCGTAGACTGATGAGTAAATTTGAACACTACCTCAAAAACAAGGACAAACCCAAGAACAAAATCAGGTCCAAGAAGACCATCCTGACTGACTCCAGAAAGCCACACATAAACAAGAACGGCACTTATCATGACACCACAAGCACCCGTCTTTCCAATGGTCTTACCATGCGTGAAGAGAAGTATTGCATTGAATACATTGCCACCGCCGATCCACTTGAAGCTTGGATCAGGTCCGGGTATGATATTAGTTATGAAGGCTGGGAACGCCATGCAGTTACATGGCGGGAAATTCCCAAGATCAAGGCACGTATCATTGAACTTATTGACGAGGCAAAAGAGAAGATGACTTGGGACGCTGAGAAAGTACTGAACAGATTTGATGAAATCTACCAGAAGGCTCTGGATGAACAGGATTTCACCAATGCCACCAGAAGCATGGAAAACATTGCCAAGCATCTTGGCATGTACGTTGAGAGATCAGAGCAGCGTATCGGGAGTCTTGACGGGATGAAGACCGAGGACATTGACAAGGACATTTCCAAGCTTGCCAATGTCGTTGGCCTCAAGGTAGTCAATGGTGGAAAATCAGAATAATATCGGGGATGACCTAAGTCTTACTCTTGATGAATTCAACAGTATCTTCGGTCTTACCCGGATGAATTCGGAGAATATTCTTTCTGAAACCGGACTAAGTCTTCTGTCTTCCACCTTTGTCAGCATTGACATGATCCGGACTGTCTTTGCTTTATCCCCAATTTTCCAGAATGAATCACCAGAATATGACCATGCCCGTGGTCTCATCTATGATATATTCATGACTCTTATGTGTCTCCATTGGGAACTCACGACTATCTTCAAGTTGAACTACCCAGAGAAATCAAAGATTCATTAGGCATCATGGACAAGGACAAAGAAAAACTCCGGGAGGCTCTTCTGGAAAAGATGGTCACCCAGTCACGGGATGATTTCTTCACCTTTACCAAGGCTGTAGCCCCGCTTCTTGTTCCTGACTTTGTCGTCGGTCGTCACATTGAGGTTATCTGTGACACCCTCCAGAAGGTATCCGAGGGTGAGATCAAGCGACAGATGGTCTTTCTTCCGCCTCGTTCGTCAAAGTCCCTGCTCTGTTCCAAGATCTTTCCGGCATGGCACATGGGATTACACCCGGCCCACCAGATCCTCTGTGTCTCCCACTCGGATCAGCTTGCCACAGACTTTGGCCGAAGTGTCCGGGACATTGTGAACAACCCTCTTTTCTCCTTCATTTTTCCGGGTGTCTCCCTGAGAAAGGATGTCCGGGCTGCCGGTAAATGGGAGACAAACCAGAGTGGTGTCTATGTGGCAGCCGGTGTCAAGTCCCAGATTGCCGGACGTGGTGCCCATATAGCCATCCTTGATG